ACTTCCATAAAATGTTCCTGCTCTTACTGCACCAGTTGAAGAATTGAATGTAATTGCAGAACCAATTTTTACATCATTATAAAAAGTAGAAACTCCAGTAATTGCCAGATTTGTTGCCGTAATTAATCCAGTAACCTTTGTGGTTCCATAAACATCCAGAAATTGAGTTGGAATTGATGTTCCAATTCCAACCAAACCATTTGCATTTACAATAAAGTTGTCATTATCAACTTGGACTCCATTCTTAAAATTAAATGACTTATTATAATTTGCCATTTTTTGAGTCTATTTCTAGTTATTTATCATTCAGTTTTTGTTGAAGTTCATCAACTTTTCCTGATAGTTCTTTAACTGCCTCAATCAGTAGGGGAACAAGTTTTTGATAAGAAACTGATAGATGACCATCTTCTCTTTCATTTACTGCTTCCGGAAGAATATCACGAACTTCTTGTGCAATTACACCAAGATCTCTACCACTTTGATTGGATTTTTCATTCCAATCAAAAGTATTGCCACTAATTGAAAGAACTTTAGAAAGTGGATTCTCAATAGGAGTAATATTATCTTTCCAATTTCTATCTGATGGTGAATAATAAGCAATAATGTCTTGTGTAACTCTCAATTCACCATTAATTGTTGTAACACTACTATTCGAATTACCTAAAGTTACATTTGCTCCAGAAAGAGAAATGGCAGTTGAACCATCAGATGCTAGAATATCATTACCATTGATCCTAAGATCTCCGGCAAGTGTAGTTAATGTATTAGAAGTTAGTGTAACATTAATATTGCCATCAGATGCTAGAATATCATTACCATTGATCCTAAGATCTCCGGCAAGTGTAGTTAATGTATTAGAATTTAATGTAATATTGGTGTTTCCATCAGACGCTTGAATATCATTACCAACTATACGAAGATCACCAGCAAGTGTAGTTAATGTATTAGAAGTTAGAGTAATGTTAGTGTTTCCATCAGATGCCTGAATATCATTACCACCTATACGAAGATCACTGCTTACAATTACAATTCCTGCTCCGTTTGGTGTAAATGTGATACTTCCATTTGTATCTGTAGAACTCAATACATTTCCATCCAATCTCAAATTATCAATATCAAGTGAAGTATTAATATTAACACTTCCGACAAATGTAGAGTTACCAGAAACTGTAGAATTACCAGTAGCTGATAAAGTTCCACCAACATTCAGATTCTTAGCAATACCAACGCCACCAGATACAACCAGTGCTCCATTTGCCGTAGTTGTGGACTGAGTATCAGAACTTACTTTTAATTGAGATCTAGCATTTACGGCATCCGTAAATTTAACTTCTTTATTAAATGTAACAGGTCCATCAAACTGAGAAAGAATTGTGCCGGAATTACCACCCTCAACAACAAGTCTTTCTTTAACCGTAACCTCATCAAATACGGCACTTAATCTAGATGGGTCTTCGCCAGTAACCGTTGGAATTGGATTATCAAATGTAACTTCCTCACCAGTTGATGAAGATGTCTTACGATTACCAATAAAAGAGTCTCCATTATTGTTCATACCGGTGTAAACAACAATACCACCAGACCTTTCTTGAGACTGTACCAAGAACTCTTCTCTTTCGGTCAAGGTTATACTCTGAACCTGAGGCAATCCGGTTGAATAGTTTCCTGGACCATATCCAAGATACTCAAAAGTATGCCCCGATGCTCTAACGATAGAAGGTCTTCTAAACTCAATTGAGATTGGTTTAATCTTTCTGATAAGTGAACCATCATCGTGAGCGGTTTGTCTTGTGGCAAGAGCACCACGAATCACAGAAATTCCAAGAGTACTACCTGACGGCGTACTCAGAGTGCTACTAGCAACTCTCATAATTTCTTCATCAATCTGAATATAAGAACCAAGTGGGAATCTCTTTGTGAGTGCCACATAAGTATTAGATACTGCAATTATGGAAGTAGTGTCAGTAATTGCACCAGCAGCAACAAGTATTTCTTTATCAAATAATGGAACACTTCTAATTGCCAGATTTTCTGCGGTGGAATCGGAACTGGCATCATTTGCAGAAAGACCGTGCTTCAGAATATATCCATTATCTACACTTATGGTAGGTGTAAGTGCCGTAAATGTATCAATGTCAACTCTATCTTTTACAATATAATCCCCTCTATTATTATTTGAGGAATCGGTGACTCTAAATCTATTACCGGCAACTAATCCGTGAGGTCCAGAACAATTGAAAGTTCTTACGCCAGAAGAATAACTGGTGGTTGTAATCTGAACCGAAGGTCCAACAATAAAGGCATATTGATTTGTAGTAACTACAGAGTCTCCTGCGGTCTTAGCAATTGAAATCTGATTGTCTGCCGAAACTGCCGTAATACGATGATAGGTATCTGAGGTTGTTCCGGCACCCGTAAATTGAACCACATTACCAATTGCCGTTGTGATTCCGGATGTAGCAATGGTGTATCTGGCATCATTATTACCAGTACCTATTACAGAGGCATCAAAGAATAGATCACCGGCAGAATATCCGGAACCAGAAGAAACAATATCTACAGAACTAACTCCACCGCCAGCTACTACAACTTTTGCGGTTGCTCCTTGCCAGGTTCCAGTTTGAGAAGTATTGAGAAGTTTGACGTTTTGATATGTTCCATTAGTATAAAGAGTACCACCAATTCTAGTTCCTGTTACAATACCGGCAAGACCGTGCTCTCTGGCAAAGGTGATTGTTGAACCAGAAACATTAGAAACATCAAGACCAATACCAAAACTTGTAAGTAAAGTATCCGTTGATTCTTTTGTAATACTCTTCTTGAGGTCATTTGTTACGACTTCACCAAGAGGGTCTCTTTTCGCAAATGATTTAGCAGATGTTGGATTATCGTTAATGTTATCTCTGTCTAACTGTGGATATAAATCAACAACATTCTGACTATACTTAATATTTGTGAACTCTGTTGGAATTGCCTTATCGGCACTTAAAGTATAGATGTGATAAACACCATCCTGAATACCACTAATGTATGGAGTAATTACTTCGCTTCTATAATTGTAAAGATTTGATTGTAGGTTATTTCTTTCAAATCTTGGGGATGAAGTTGTTCTGTTGGTTGTATTATTTGTAAATGTTCCTATGCTGGTTATTCCTACGGCATATCTAAAGGTCATATCATCAACAACCGATGTAATCCCAACGGTCCCATTATAACCAGAATTTCCAACTCCAGTGGGGTTAGTACTGTCAGTTACATTCTTAATAATAACACTATCACCAACCTGAAGATTGTGTGGAAGTTCAGAAATTACAGTTACAATTTTGGTAGATTCATTGAAAGAGCAAGTACTAATAAATCTTGGATTTCTGTTATACTCATAGTCTGATTTTGAAAGAGATGATAAATTAATGTCAGTATCTGATCTAATTCCAGTAGAACTTGATTCTTGAATTACAAATCCGTCCTCTGGGTTTTTAGAACCGGTAAGTTCTTTTGGAATTACAACTCTAATTTTATAAAGTTTTTCATCTAAACTTCTGGTATCTTCAATTCTTTTTATATAAGAAGGTTCGGTTCTTTCGGTTAATCCGGCAACACCTAATGAATTGATTGCCGCATAAATTTCACTACCTGCATTTGTGGTAATATACCACTGAGTGCCATCATATTGTACTGGATGCCCAACATCACCTGCAACTTTATCAGATACCCGACTCAGAATTCTTAGACTAGTTCCTTTATAAACGCTAATTGCATTTGCACTGACTGCTGCCGATTGTGAAGAAGCAAGTTTAATTTCATTTGCAGTTAAACTACCGTCAACATCACTTGCAATTGCATAATAAACTGTATTTTCTACAATATTTTCAGGTAAGTCACCGTCATCACTCAGAATAATAACTTTTTCACCAGTCTGAATACTGTGAGATCCAATTGTAAATTTATTTGATGATGGTATGCCAGTTACTGTATATTCTTTAACAGAACTTGTAACTCCATCGGACATTAAAATATTTGCCGAGTATTCTGTTCCGTTTCCAACAAAATATAATTTATCGCTTACTCTTGCACCAATTCTATATCCCTGAGTAAGAGTTGGAGGAACATCATCCCGAGAAGTGAATCCAAAAAGATATAATCTGGTATTGTTTGCGACGGATATGGTCTTTGCAACATCTAATGAAATCCAATCAATATCTTGCTCATTCTCCACAATTGCTCTCGGAGCAATAATTGAGGTAATAAATGCCTTATTGTCTTTGGCAAATGCTTCTTTCTTAAATCCAGAGGAAGTAAGTGAAATCTGACCGAAGTTGGAGTTTGAGTTGGTGATACTTAGGTCTCCACCACTTTCGGCATCAAAGTGCTTATTAAAACCAATTGCAAAGACGGATACAATCTGAATAAAGGAATCATTCGTTGCCTTTATGTGAAATGTTTCCCATCCACTTCTGTAAATTGATAATGGATCTAGGTGATAAACAGTTCCGAGTGAAGATGAATTACTGGATAAAGTTGTTCCTGCTTCTCTTGTGATAGTAATATTGTCAGAATAATCTCTATTTGTTGGATTATATTTTACAAATGCACGGTCATCTTTCTGTAAAGATACTCCCGTGAATTGTGCAACAACCATCGAACGGAATCCCGATGCCTTACTACCATCGGCAAGCATTCCGTTCATACCATAAACGGAACGCAAGGAGATATTAAAGATATATGGAGATGCTCCAGATACGGTATCGGTCTCAATGGTTACGAATCCACTTGATGCATTTCCAGGTGTTGTTAAATTAGGACGGAAATTAGGA